GCAGACTGTACAGGAGTTATAGCAGTCTTTAAAGGAGACAGGTGGGAGTTTTCAGATATAAAAGGAATTAAACCTAACTGTGCAGATAGTGGATATATAAGTGATGTAGAGTATACAGTACATGGTGGATATGATGGCTACATATATAAACAAGAATCTGGAAACACTTTTACAAATGCCTCTGATCAAAGTTTAAGTATGGAAGCTAGATTTAAATCAGCTCATTTAACTATGGGCGATCCTGGTATAAGAAAAAGGTTCCATAGAATTATATTAAACTATAGACCAGAAGGTGCACTAACTACTAACTTAGGATTAGAATATGATTTTGGATCAACTGATGTAATGAATCCAAATAGCATAGCATTTACAGAGATAGCAGATTTAGCTTTATATGGATCAGCTACATATGGGTCATCACAATATGGTGGTGCAGAATTTATATTAATTAGACAACCTATAACAGGTTCTGGATTTGCGGTAGCAGTCCAATTTACAGAAAAACAAAATGAAACCTCGACACCCTATTCGTTGAGAGGGTTTAGTTTAGAATTTGCAGCAGCAGGTAGGAGATAAAAATGGCAGTTTATTCAGCGAGACAATCAACATATACTACAGGAGATACAGTAACAGCAGCTCATACTAATAATGAGTTTAATGCTATTTTAGCAGCTTTTCATGTATCTACTGGGCATACCCATGATGGTACTACAGCAGGTGATGGTGGACCCCTTTCAACACTATACAGTAATACTATCAGTATGGGTACAGGAGCAGACACTGATATAGCAGTTACATTTAATGCTAACTCTAATGATGGTGTTTTAACTTGGATGGAAGATGAAGATTATTTTAAATTTTCAGACGATGTTTTAATTAATAGTACAGAAAAATTATATTTTTACGATACTGGAATTTATTTATATTCTAGTACTAATGGTCAATTAGATGTTGTTGCAGACGGCACAATTCAGGTAACAGCTCCTACTGTAAACATAGAAGCGTCTACTGCTGCTACTATTGAGTCAGATTCAATTACTTTAGGTGAGAATGGTAATACCGATGTAGTATTAACTTTTAATGCTAGTTCAAATGATGGTGTATTAACATGGATGGAAGACGAAGACTACTTTAAGTTTTCTGATGAAGTTCTTATAGATAGCACTGAAAAATTACATTTTAGAGATACTGCAATATACCTATACTCTAGTGCTGATGGACAATTAGATTTAGTTGCTGATACAGAAATACAGATAGCTGCTACTACTATAGATATGAATGGTGCTGTTGATGTATCTGGAACTTTAAGTTTTGGTTCTTTATCTGATGGTTCTGTAACAATCACAGATATAGCTGATGAAGATAACATGTCTTCTAACTCAGCTACTAAACTTGCTACACAACAATCTATCAAAGCATATGTAGATACTGCTATAACTGCAGAAGATTTAGATGTTACTACTGACAGTGGCACTATAGCTATTGATTTAGATTCTGAAACCCTAACTATAGCAGGTGGTACAGGTTTAGATTCTAGTGCTACTTCTAATACAGTAACTTTAGCAATAGATAGTACTGTAGCTACACTTACAGGTTCACAAACATTAACAAACAAAACTCTTACAAGCCCAGTACTAAATACTGGTGTATCAGGTACTGCTATACTAGATGAAGATAACTTAGCCTCTGACTCTGCTACTAAGTTAGCAACACAACAATCAATTAAAGCATATGTAGATGGTCAAGTAAGTGGTGTAAGTACATCTTGGGTTTTAGAAGATGACGATGGAACAGAGGTAACAGTAGCTTCAGGTAAAGAAGTTAAGTTTATTGGTTCTGGTGTTACAACAAATTGGACAGATACAGATAATGGAACAGATGGCGATCCTTACGATCTTACATTTACTATAGATGCAGCACAAACAGGTATTACATCTATACTGGCTACTGATCTTAAAATTGGTGAAGATAACGAAACTAAAATAGATTTTGAAACTGTTAACGAAATACATTTCTATGCTAACAATACAGAACAAGTATACTTAGCTGATAATATATTTGGTCCACAATCTGATAGTGATGTTGATCTAGGCACAACAAGTGTTAGATGGAAAGACGCTTATGTAGATTCTGTAACAATTACTGATAATTTAACTGTAGGTGGTAATCTTACTGTTAATGGTACTACTACAACTGTAAACTCTACTACTGTGACTGTTGATGATCCTATCTTTACATTAGGTGGAGATTCTGCTCCTGGTTCTGATGATAATAAGGATAGAGGTATTGAATTTAGATGGCATACTGGAACAGCCGCTAAAGTAGGTTTCTTTGGTTATGATGATTCTGCAGAAGTATTTACATTTATACCAGATGCTTCTAATTCTTCAGAAGTATTTAGTGGTACTGTAGGTAATGTAGCTTTTGGTAACATTGCAGGTACTTTAACTACTGCAGCACAAACAAACATAACTTCTGTAGGTGCTTTAGATGGTGGTTCTATTAGTTCAGGTTTTGGTGCTATAGATACAGGCTCTTCTAATATAACAACAACAGGTTTAATATCTGGTGGTTCTTTAGACATAGATGATGTATTAATTAATGGTACAACTATAGGTCACACAGACGATACAGACTTAATGACCCTATCTAATGGTGGTTTAGTAGTAGCAGGAACTTTAGAAGCTACAGGAAATATTACAGGTACTTTAGCTACAGCAGCACAAACTAATATTACATCTACAGGAGCCTTAGATGGGGGTTCCATAACTTCAGGATTTGGTGCTATTGATAATGGTACTTCTGGTATTAGGACAAATACATTTACAGCAGAAACCTCAATATTACCTGACGCTGCAGGGGGTGCTGATTTAGGTAGTACATCCGCAGAATGGGGTGATATCTATGTTGCTGATGATAAGAAAATATATTTTGGTAGTGATCAAGATGTGTCTATGGAATATGATGAAGATGGTACAGACACGCTTCTTGTATCTGGTGATGTAACTATTGCAGATGATAAGAAATTATATTTTGGTACAGGTAAAGATGTTTCTATTGAGTATGACGAAGATGGTATAGATACTCTACTTATAGCAGGTGGCGATGTAACTATAGCGGATGATAAAAAACTATACTTCGGTTCTGGTAAAGATGTAAGCCTAGAGTATGATGAAGATGGAAATGATACATTAAGTATTAATGGTGACGCTCTTATAGAAGATGATAAAAAACTATATTTAGGATCAGGTAAAGATTTCAGTATAGAATATGACGAAGACGGAAACGATACTACAGCCGTAGTAGCTGCAGGTGGTATAAGTATGGCACCTCATGGTTCTAGTGCAGGTAATGGTACAGAATTAAGATTCCAAGAATTAGCTGCTAATGGTGCAAATTATGTAGGCTTTAAAGCTCCTGATTCTATAGCTTCTAATGAAGTGTGGGTATTGCCTAATGCAGATGGTAGTGCAGACCAAGTTCTTAAAACAGATGGTTCTAATGCATTGTCTTGGACTACTGTACAAGCTTCTCCTACTACTACTGCAACAGTATCTACAGGAAAATCTGTAGCTAATGGAGACCCTGTTATTGTAACATCAACAGGTACAGTAGAAAAACCTGTCAGTGCAAGAACTGCTTCTGTTAAATCTGCTGTTAACGTTGAGACTGGTGGATCGCACCAAACTACTAGACAAGTTAGACATGGGTATGTTAAAGGCGGAAGAGCAGGTACAGCAGGAGGTAATGTTATCTTTAGAGGAAGTTATAGTGGTGAAGGCGTAACATCATATTATAGTATATATGCTCATGCAACTTCTGTAGATGCCAACAATGCTATAACTTCACATACTGAAACACTATTGACAGGAACAGATCGTATTCAAGGGCATGATGACGATCTCTTGTCTGATGCTATTTACGACCCAGATACAGATAGATTTATATTATTTTATATAGGAGGTACACAAGGTAGTACAAAAAATACAACACATACTAATACTTTAAATTATGTAATGATGACTCAAGCGTCTACATCCCCCTATGGAATGACTGTACATACAAAACAGTCTATGATGAGTGATATAGGTGCTGATTGGGATAATCCTCCAAAAGATATTAGTGCAGCATACGATACTGTAAACAACAGAGTATGGGTAAGTTTTAAGCATGTAGATAGTGATGATACTAGTACTGCTCCTAATAATTACCACTACGCTATATGCGGTACAGTTACAGGAGGAACAACAAATACCATAGCTTGGGGGGATATATTAAGAGTAGATGCTGCTGCTTCAGATGATTTAAACCATACATCACATTCCAAGCAGGGTGTAGTAACTGCTGATCCTGATCAAGGTGGGGTAGCATTTACTTGGGTTCAGGCTCAAACAACTTCAGGTGGTACAGAAAGAGTTAGAGCAAGAGTGTTGACTGTAAATACAGGAACTAATGCGATAACTAAAGGAACTAGGCACGATGTTAGTACCACTAATGGTTATTATAATTTTGGTACTGATTGTATATATGATGAAAATACCGATAGATTTATATGGTTATGGAAAAAAAGAACTAATGAGACTACAACAACTAACGCATCAACTCAGGGAGGCACAACGTACTACGCCTCTTTATTGATAAGACATTCTACAAATGCTACATTTACTTCAAGTACAGCTTTTGTTAGTAGTTATGGTAATGCTATCAATGATGGTGAAGCTGTAGCTGATGGTGAAACTAACACAGGTAGTACTGCTGCATCTGACTCTGGCGGAAACCAATTTAAAAGGGCTGATAAACCTAGAATATGTATGGACACAAGTACGAATAAATGTATAGTCGTATATGGTGAAGCTAAAGATGGTAGTAATGTAGGTAAGCAGTATGCGGAATTAGGAACTGTTACTGGAGGAACTACTAATACTATTACTTTTGATTATAATAACAGAGTAACAATACATGACACTGAAGATGATGATACTATAAGTAGTTTTATAACTCAGTCTACTCTCGGTAGGTATGCATTAAAATCTATAATATATGATGCTGATAGTGATGCTACTTTAATAGCCTACATAGAAGAAGATACTACTAACAACCACTTTAAAACTCAAGCACTAGTAACTGCAAGAGATTTAAGTTTAAATCAAGGTAACTTTATAGGCTTTTCTGATGGTGCATACTCTTCAGGAACAACAGCTACTATTCAATTAACTGGTGCTATTGATGATGCTCAATCTTCATTAACGCCAGGTCAAGCATATTACTTACAGCCTGATGATTTATCAATAGCTACAAACCCAAGTCAGTACTTTGCAGGAACAGCTTTAACTGCTACTTCACTATTAATTAAAGGACAATCAAATGCTTCAATGGTACATGGTTCTAAAGTATTCTGTGGTTCTTACGATTTTAGAAGAGACGGCTCAACTACAGGTGTTTTAATATCTGTACCTTCATATATTACTGCGGCAGATGTTAGAGCTTATGAAATTGAATATTATGGTGTAGGTTTTGCAGCAGATGGAAATCATTTTACTTTTAAACCTTATAATGGCACATCAAGTGTTCTTTCTGGAAATAATTTAAGGTTAAACTGGCACTCTTCCTATTATGGAACTAATCATGCTGTAAATTCACATGATATTAGTGCAGGACTAACTTTACAAAGAGGGTATTTAGGTAGTGATGGTGAAACTGCGTATAGTGGTAATGATGTAGATAATCCAAAACAAAATTATGATAATAATTCAGGTCATGGTGGACAGCTAACTGGTAGAGCAGTATATACTAATTCTCTTAAAAATGGTTCATATGAATATTATTCTGCTTGGAGATGGGGCGACCAAAATACAAAGCATATAATGGCACATGGAATAGCCTCTTCAGGCACTGAAAATACCACAACTAATTATGCAAATGGTTTTTATTTTTATGTAGGCAATGACAGCCAAGGAGACGTGACTGGAACAATTATGGAAGGCGTAGTTACAGTTTACGCAATTATAAATTAGGAGCAAACTATGGCAGAAAAATCAGTATATGACGGAACTTTAAAAGCTTGGGTAACACTAGAGGTTAATGATGATTTAGTAAACGAATCTTTAACAAAAAAAAATAAAATACAAGATGTAAGATTAAGAAGAGACACGTTGCTTCAAGAAAGTGATTGGACTATGACTTCTGATAGCCCTTTAACTGACTCTCAAAAAGATGAAGCAAAAACATACAGACAATCTTTAAGAGATTTACCTGCACATAATGAATTTCCTAATAATACTTTTCCTACAAAACCAAACTTTATAAAATAAGGAGGGCACATGCCAACGAAACCGACAGTAGCTTCTGTAAATCAGAAAATCGAATCACACGTAGATGCATGTGCTGACAGGTACCTCTTGATAGAAAAACGACTATCTAGGATAGAGACAATCATAATAGTAGCATCCGCAAGTAGTATAGGCTTATTATTAAAATTAGTCATAGGATAAAAAATGGCAAAACAAACAGATATAGAACAACGATTACAGGCTTTAGAGGATAGGCAAAACATGTTTATGGGTGGGTTTACTTTGCCTACTACATATAAAGACCCTACGACTGGTCAAACTATGAATATACCTACTGCTAGTGTTCCTAATATGGGTAGTACATATGGTTCAGAAAGCACACCAGCAGTAGATTTGGCAGATGCACAACAAAGTGATCCTTTTGGAAGTGCAGCCGCAAACGCAGCTAATTCACAAGATAATTTTTCTAATTTAGTTAATGCTCAAAATTTGACTGGGGGTACTACACCTACATATAATCTTGGAAATCTAGGTTTTGGTCTTGGTAATATTGATTTAAGTCAGATACCTGGACTAGGTGGTTCTTCCTATATTCAACCAGTAAAGGGTAAAGATACTATTTTTCCTATAGATACTAAAATTATTCCTCCAGATGGTCTTGATTGGGAGGACCCTAATCTAATAAAGAATCCAGGTGCTGGCGATACACAGACTGGTGGGGCAGGAGATACACAGACTGGTGGGGCAGGAGATACAGTAGCAGGAACTGGTTTAATAGAAGGAGACGCTGCTACTTCTTTAATAACACAATTAGGTACTTTAGATTCTACTGCAAGTGGTAATGATATTTATTCTCAATTTTCAGGTAAAGGATATAGTGATGAGCAAATATATGATTTATTGTCTCAGACTGTAGAAAATAATCCAAACTCTTCTTTTGCTGCAGGTGCAAAAAGCCTTATGAGTACTATGAAAATGAATCCTAAAACAGGTAAAAACGAATTTTTTCAAACTACTGATAATAATAATGAAAAAACTAATGAAAAAGATAAACCTAAACAAAAAACTATAGTAAGTGTAACGCCTAATGGTGATGGTACTTCTACTATTACCTACAGTGATGGCACTACATCTATAGTTGGAACAAAAACAAAGACAGTTGTAAGCACTACAGATAATGGGGATGGAACTGTTACTATACTTTATAGTGATGGCACTACAGAAATAGTTGGAACAAAAAGAGATACTGGTGGAGGTACAGGCGGTGGCACTGGTGGAGGTACTGGTGGAGGACAAGGTACTGGTATAGAAGGTGCATACTCAGACGTAATAAATCAAATGGATCAATATGCAGGTCTTACAGGTAAAGCCCCTGCACTAGCTCCAGGTCAAACATACAGCCCACAAAACATGGGTGTACTTTCTGGTGAATTAGAAACTACTGCAGGCGTACAGTTAGA